TAGATCAGAATTACAACGTGCAATATACAGGCTTATACACGGTACAGATGTTATGTATTGGGAAGTAGAAGAGATGAGGTTTCTAGCAGACGATGAAATAATAATACATTTCACTAACCTGTCAAAAGAAACAGAAGAAGTAACAAGTACAATAGGGGGATAACAATGGATGCCTAAGTACAACATCACAATGACAGAACCAAATGTACTGGTGGACAGTGGTGATCCATATGAGTTATACAGACACATGGCTCTATGGGCTGACCATTATGCTTTAGTGTATAGAGCTACTGGTATACTGTCTGACAACGTAACAATAGAAAGGATAGAAGACGATGACTGATGAAGACATACCTGAAATACTGTACGCAGTAGTTCACTACGAAGAAGAAGACTACCACTTCATGCCTATAGTATCTGATGTATTCGCTGAGGCAGTAGCGGAACACTTGGAAGAATACTGTCACAACATCACTACTTATATAAGTAATGATCAGCCAGAGCTTGACTTAGAAGAAGAGCATCCTGATTTGTATAATGACTTACGTGTTGAGACAGTACGATTGGTATGCGCTATGGCTGATGCATCCGTTGAGATAATAAAGAACTCCTTCAAAGATAGAGTACCAGCTAAGAAAGATAGGTCACATCTAAGAGTGGTAAAGTAGATGTCTAGAAAAGATAAAGAAAGACAAATAAAATGGAATAAATTTAAAACAGATAGGTACAGGGAGTGGCAAACAAAATATCCCGGATTAAAACAATCTACTTATATAAGCTTTGAGACTGCTAAAAAGATTGGACTACCCTTAAAACAAGGAGATACTAGAGAACAAGACAACAAAAAATTTAATCAGTATTATCATAGGCCATCACCTATTGGTCCGTGTATACGAGAACACTGGTATACAGACAAATCGAATAAAAACCAAAGAAAGAGAAGAGCCAAGCACAAGAAACAATACAGTGATAGAAATAGAAAGTTTGTTAATAGATATAAAAAACTATTAGGCTGTACTCTTTGTGGTTGGAACAAATCTACTTGGGGATTACACTTTGATCACATAAACCCTCACGATAAGACTACAGAGATTTCTAAAATGATGAGTGCAGGTAGAGGAGAAATAAAAAAAGAAATACGAAAGTGCAGACTTGTATGTGCTAACTGTCACTCTATACATACAGAACAACAGCATCTCAGTAAAAAATATGGGTGGCATTTAGGTGGGAAGACACAAGAGTTTACAGCACCAGTGCAACTAGAATTAAAACTATAACAACAGAGGAGTATTATGAAACATCAAATTAAACCTACATCAACCTTCGCTCAAGCGTGTAACTCTTATAGGGGTAGCTCTTCATACTGCTCTCTTAAGTACAAGAGCCAGAAAGACTACGCTAATAACTTAACTAAGGCTTGTGCAACTAAAGTATCAGGCAATCTTATGCTAGGTAATTTAAAACTAAAAGATGTACGCTATAAGTATCTAACTGTAGCGTATGAGTATTGGTTAACTAACTCAGGCATACGTGCCGCCAACTATATATCTACGTGTGTTAGTATAATATTAAACTATTCTATTAAGCATGAGGCTATACCTCACAACCCGATGGCACTCGTTAAGAAAGTTAAAACAAAACCTCGTAAGGTGATGTGGCAACCCGAACACGTAACACTATTCTTAGATACAGCTTACAATAACTTTAGGTGGCGTAGCATAGGGTTGATAGTTCATATGTCTTACGAGTGGGGTCAACGTGTAGGTGATATGCGTACATTGAAATGGGAGTCTATTAAGTTTGATGAGAAGCGCATGGACTTAGAACAAAGTAAGCGTGGCGTAGATGTACACTTACCTATCAGTGACAATCTAATTAAGATGCTTGCACAACAGAAGGAAGACTTCGACTTCCAAGACTACGTAGCACCTCGCACTGAACCTAAGGCAGGTACTTACTCACACTATACTATTGATGAAATACATATACTTATCAACGAGGTAAAGGATGAAGCTAATCTACCTCAAGAGTTACAAGCAAGGGATCTTAGGCGTACAGCTATAACTGAAATGGTTGAAGCAGGGGTTGACTTGGTTGGTATCATGCAAGTATCAGGTCACCAGTCACCACAGAGTGTCAAGCCTTACCTTGTAAACACATACAGTGGTGCGAGTAACGCACTAGAAAGGAGATTTAAGAATGGCGATAAACATTAAGGAATACATAGAAGATTTAGACTTACACGATGGTGTAGGGGTTAGGTCAGATTGTCCTATCTGTAATGGTAGTAATTCTTTTACTGCTACAAAGATTGATAGTGCTGTGTTGTACAACTGTTACAAGTTAAGTTGCTCACTCAAGCCGGGATTTGTACCTATCAACTTAACTACCGAAGAGATAGCTACTAGGTTATCTAACCTAAAAGAGACTAAGCCTGTGTCGATACCGACATATACTATTCCTGAGTACATCACATACCCTGAGCCTTCTCAAACTAACTACCATAGATTTGTATCTAGGTGGGGGTTAGAGAATGAATACTTAGATGTAATGTATGACGTTAAAGATGAGCGTGTTGTGTTTCTCATACGAGATAAGCATAAGGTTATAGATGCTATAGGTAGGTCACTCAATGGATCTGTACCTAAGTGGCTAAGGTATACTGGTAACGCTACTGTATTCAGTAGGTGTATGGGTGAGCCTAATGGCGTAGCTGTAATAGTAGAGGATGTAATCAGTGCTATCATTGTATCTAAGGTGTGTCCAAATGTCACAGGCATAGCTATCTTAGGTACAAACATTAGTCATGCACATATGGAATACTTACAGGACTACACAAAGATTATAGTTGCACTAGACCCTGATGCTACTCACAAAAGTATTGAGTACCGAAAAGAAATACAATCGTGGACAGGGATTGACACTATGGCAATGATGCTACAGGACGACATAAAATATAAAACTGAAGAAGATATATTAAAACTCAAGGAGTTAACAATATGATGCACGAACTAGCACTACTAAGAACTTTTCTGGATAAGGATTTCTATGAAGACCACAAGGGTATAAGGTTTCCCGATAAGTTATTCACTAAAGATTTACGTAAGATAAAGCAGACACTAGAGTACGCTATGGAAAAGTATGAGCAGTCAGTTACACCAGCTACACTTGAGGCTTTGTTCTTCGCTAACAACGGCACACTTACTACAGCTAACAAGGAAGTCTTCAGAGATCTGTTCAAGAAGATAGACAGAGAGACAGCCTTAAGTAAGGACGTAGCTTCCGATGTGTTGTCTAAGTTATTCCAGAGAGTAGTAGGTGAAGAGGTAGCTAACATAGGTATTGATTACGTCAACGGTAAGTTGCACAGCATGGAAGCGTTACGTAATATAATCTCTAGCTATCAAGATGACTTCATGCCTAACTTAAAGGTTGAGTGGGATGACATCAGCATGGATACATTGCTGAAGCTAGGTAAGACACAAGCACAGTGGAAGTTTAATATCCCTAGCCTTGCTCGTAGGATAGAGGGCGTGAGTGGTGGTCACTTGATCATGGTAGGTGCTAGACCTAATACAGGTAAGACATCCTTCCACGCCTCACTCATAGCCTCAGAGAACGGGTTCGCTAATCAAGGTGCTAAGTGTATGGTGCTAGTCAATGAGGAATCATACGACAGGGTAGGTGAGCGATACATGAATGCGGCAACAGGTATGACGAGCAAACAGATAGTAGCTAACCCATTGAAGGCGGCACAGAAGTACAACCCTATACTCGAACAGTTAGTCTTGAAGGACACAACAGGTAAGACTATGGAGTGGGTTGAGGCTGTCATCAAAGGGTACAAGCCAGACATAGTTGTACTAGACATGGGCGATAAGTTTGCTCAACGTACTAGTGATAAGTCTGATGTGTACTTAAAGGATGCAGCAATCTATGCTCGTAACATAGCTAAACAGTACGGCTGTGCTATCTTCTATATGTCTCAGCTATCAGCATCAGCACAGAATGTAGTCAACGTAGATCAGTCAATGCTAGAGGGTAGTAAGACAGGCAAGGCCGCAGAGACAGACCTAATGATACTCATCAGTAAGAACAGAGATGACTTCGACAGTGGAGAGAAAGATCCAGAAAGACACTTGATTGTTTCTAAGAATAAGTTACAAGGTGGGTGGCACGGTAGAGTAACAGTTGAGTTAGACGGTGACACCGCCAGATACTCAGCGTAGATTAGGACATAAGTAATGAATAGGATAGAACCTTTCAAGAAGCTTCTTAGAAATGTTATTACAAATGCAACGAGACCTGCACCTTCTCGTGTAGATACTCCACTTGCTTACGGTAGGATAAACACAAAAGAAGTTGACCTTACTGCAGAGTACTTGATGCATATGTTTTATGATGTACAAAAATGTAAGTGCTACTGGTTTGACGTTGAGTTGAATCCTGCATGGATAATGGAATCATTTCATCCTTTATCTATAAGTGTAGATAGATTAGAAACTGATTACATAAAAGGTTCTGTTGTTATATGTTCAAGGTTTGCCAACTTAGGTAGGAGTACATATCCAGAGAAAGACTTTAAAGAAGTTATAAAGTATTTAAAATCACAATGGGGATGGGATGGTTATCTTTTAGATCCCCCTATACAAAAGGAGTTATTCTAATAATGAGACTGGTACTAGACGTAGAGAACACAGTAACTAAACGAGGTGGTAAGACACATCTAGATCCCTTTGAACCTACTAATACATTAACACAGGTAGGGGTACAGAACTTAGACAACCCTGATGAGCAGTACGTTATGACGTTTGACCACGTTGAGTACCAAGACATATCAGGTGACAGGTCACGACAGCTACAGGCTGTACTAGATAGAGCTACACTGTTAGTTATGCACAACGCACAGCATGACTTGATGTGGCTGTGGGCTAGTGGTTTCAAGTATGATGGTGACATATATGACACGATGTTAGCTGAGTATGTACTGTTACGTGGGCAGAAGAGACCACTAAGTCTTGCCGCTTGTGTTGAGTATCGAGAGTTAGAACATCAGAAGGATGACACACTGAAGGCGTACTTCAAGGATGGGTACAACACTAATGAGATACCCCTCAAAGAACTCAGCTTCTATCTAGAGTGTGATCTAAATGCCACTGCGTCATTATACCACAGCATAGAGAAAGACTACAACACAGCAGAGAGTGAGAGCTTACATAACATCAGGGATATTACGTTCAAGGTATGCAAGACACTGACTCGTATGTACATGACAGGTATCAAGATAGACACTGATGTACTCAACGATGTGCGTAAAGAGTTTGAAGAAGAGAAAGCACAGATAGAGACACGACTTAACCGCACAGTACATGAGCTAATGGGTGACACACCAATCAATCTCAACAGTGGTGAGCAGATGTCTAAGGTGCTATTTAGTCGCACCCCCCTTGATAAGAAAACTTGGGTGACTACATTTGAATCAGTCTCACCTGAAGAGTTTAAAGATACACTAAATACTTACAGTAGTATTATAAGTAAGACTAAGGCTAGTATATGTTTAACTTGTAGAGGTAAGGGTAAAGTATTTAAAACTAAGAAAGATGGTAAAGACTTTAAGAAGCCTAGTGGTTGTACTAACTGTAGTGCTAAGGGTTATGTACTAACCAGTACAGGTGTTGTAGCTGGCTTTAAGTTGTCACCTAGAGATAAGTCATGGGTAAACGCTAACGGTTTCAAGACAGGCAAGGACAGCTTAGATGTATTGATTAGTACGGCACGTAACAACAACATGAGTGGTGCTGTATTATTTATACAAGATGTAAAAAGACTATCAGCTTTGACATCGTACCTATCTACATTCGTAGAGGGTATCAGTATCTTCACTAAGCAAGATGGATTGCTTCACGTTGGACTTACCCAACACGTATCAGCTACAGGTAGATTCAGTGGACGTAATCCTAACATGCAGAACATGCCTAGAGGTAACACATTCCCAGTAAAGAAAGTGTTTGTATCAAGATGGGATGGTGGCCACATACTAGAGGCTGACTTTGCACAGCTAGAGTTCAGAGTTGCCGCACACCTATCAGCAGACAAGACAGCCATTGATGAGATCAACACAGGGTTTGATGTGCATAGCTACACCGCTAAGGTTATCAGTGATGCAGGTCAGAAGACATCACGACAAGAAGCTAAGGCTCACACCTTTGCCCCTCTCTTCGGGGCTAGTGGTTACGGTAGGAGCAGAGCAGAGGCGGCATACTACACACACTTCAATGACAAGTACTCCGGCATATCTACGTGG